AACCTATTTTGTGGTGCGCAAGCATTTGGTCTCGTATGGCACAAAGAGCCTTGGTTCGTACAAGAATTCACGAACATGGAAACTGTTGTTCAAATGGCCATGCTGGAATTCCGTGGTGAGAAAGCTATTAAATTCCCATCGTTCACCAATGAAGCTGTTCCTATCGAAAATGGAATTATTCATCACATTGTTCGTTTGTAATTATTAAACTCGGGGTGCCTTTATGGCACCCTTTATTGAAAGGAAATTTATTATGGTCGCTTCTGTAAGGCATATGGTATTTACGAATGCTACTGGTGCGGTTGTTGCTGCTGGTGGCGCAACGGTCGAAAAAGGTCAAGACTATGCTGCTCACACTATTTCAAGAACACTTGCTGCCATTGACGTAGGTAACACAGCTGGGAAAACACAACATGCTTCTGGTATGATCTTCGCTGAGTTCGCAGGTGTGGCAGCTAAAGCTGTTCTTTCTATTAGCGTTTTTAGAGCAGGTGTTTTGTTTATGGCTGGTGGCGATTCCGCAACAACTGTTGTGGCAAAACCTAAATATACGATCACTACTGGAAATGGTGTATCGACTGTTCGATTAATTGACACTGCCGCAGGTGTTGGTTTGTTAGCTGCTGATGACGTCGTAGTTATGGCAATTGCTGTTGGAAATTCTTAAAATATTTGGGGGTATGTGAAAGCATGCCCCCATTTTCTTAAAGGTCATAATATTCAATGGATGTTTCAGAAATCCTTAAGCTTCTGGCTACGTTAAGCATCGGATTAGATGATATTGACGTTGATAGTCCAAATGACAGCGATGTCGTTGTATTTATGCGATATATTAACCTATGTTACTTTGAGTTGTTGCAGACTACGATTTCTCAGAGTCCTTTTGTTGTTAAGCTAAATGAACAATTGGATTGTACGGATGGGGTTTTGTCTCCTACTTCTAAGCCTATTTTCATCCCTAAGTGTGTCTATAGCATTGCTTCTAATGTTCCTTTAACGGGAACACTTGAGGAAGATGTGCTTAAAGAAGATCCTGGATTGACAAAAACTGGCACGCCGTTTGAATGGTATCAAGCAAATGGCGTTATTAACGTTTATCCTTTGACCACAAGTACGGTTGATGATGGCGGTGGGTTTGGCGTTCGTTACATTTCACAGCCTCCGGCCTTAGTTTACAATTCCCCGAGTGCTGACATCTTGATCCCGCCTTTATATCATCAAGTGCTGGTGGATGGCGCGAGTTACTACCTTTTCCAGTCTGAGGCCGGTTTTAAAGATCAAGCGAAAATGCAAGCCGCTATGGCGAGATGGGAAACAGGGAAACAAAAGATTTTTGCTTACATGAAGAATATAAGCGGTAAAAAATTTCTCTCTACGTATAGTCCCGTCTAATGATCCACGAAGGCGGATATGACATTATCGAGCTTTTCTCTGCCACGAAGGGCATGAATCAGAACATTGCGCCCGCTCTTTTAAAGCAGGATTACTCCTATTACATCGAAAATATGATGCCGCAATCTCTTGGTGAAGGTCAGGTACGCTATGGGACGTCAGAGTTTAGCGATGTGCCGACAGACAATATTATAGCGGCCTTTCCTTTTTCTTCTGAATCTGGCGCAAAGCAGCAAGTCTTATATTTTAATGGCTTCCAGAACTTTTCGATTTATACCAATTTTAGAATCATATCTTCCAGTGTCATTCGATTGACGAGCCCTAACTTTGCTTTGTTTAAGCCTGATACGCTGTTGAAGCTTTCCTACACGGATTTAAACGGTTTGGCGTCTGATCTGATATATCAAATTAGGACAATTACGCCTGTCGTTGGCCACGCGAATACAATAGACCTTGGATTCCAAGAGAATAGCTTTCCTGACGAGTTAGAGGATTTCTATCCTCCTTTTGTTTCGGCTTCCCCTGCTGTCCCCCCGAATCCACAATACATTGATGCGAACCATTTTAGCATAACGGTTCCGGCTAGTTTTGTGGCCGATTTATATTTTTATGATGGCCAGTTATTAAAATTGGTGGGTGTGGATACGATTGATGTTGAAATCGCGTCATTTGATGCGTCTGTGCCAGGAACGGTAACCTTTACGACTGATGATGCAAATGTCCCAGAAAACATTAACGAGCGCACGATAAACTTTGAATCCACAACCCCTATCTTGTCTCTGCTTGCCAATTCATATGGCTACATCAAAATTTTAGATGTCGCCACGAACTTATTGTTGACTGGCGATGATCAAACCTTGGACGGTTTGTCCGTTGCTTGCGTGCCTCGCTCTGAATATTTTGCAAAAAAGCTTTGGATTTATAATGGCGTTGATGATGTGATGACCTGGGATGGCGCTGCTTTAGAGGTCTACGAGGAAGAAATCAAAGAAAGGGCTGGGTCGTTTAATTGGATTGATGCGAATAACTTTTCTTTTATTCCTGACGCTTCATTTGACATTACCAAATACCAGGATGAAAAATCCATTCGCATCGTTATCGCTCATCTGGGAGCAATCCTAGCGGACATCACAACAGTTGTAAACGATGTCGCGGCCGTAGAAACGCGCATTGAAATTGAGACAGAAGAAGATATCCCCGAATTTACTGGGCAAGATACCATAGCATTGTTTTATTTTGACAAGCCACCTGCATTTAGTTTTATGAAAGGTGCCCATGATCGGTTGTGGTGTTTAGGCGAAGGCGCTGTCAGCTTAGAATACCGCATTCCTGACCTTTCCATGAGATTCTATTATTCCTATAAGCCCTTCAGCGATGAAACAGACTTTAGGTTTTTCAATGAAAAAACCAAAACCGTACCAAGCGAAGACATTTCCGCTAAGCACGGTGTCGCAGATAACTTAGAAGCGATTGTTCAGGTTTCAGGCAATCTTGTTTTTATGGGAAGGCAAAAGTCTCAAGTATGGAGCGGCATTGACCCTCTAACAGAAGGATCGGCAGACTATTTCAAATGGAGTGTTACTCTTCCTGTCGGCGTTTATCATGGCGATCTTATTGTTGAGCTGGCTAACGATGCGCAGTTTGTAACCCAGAACGGCTTTGTCTCTTTTGGAACCTTGAATATTGCCAAGCAGTTTGCAGCATCGAACACGCCCAACATGGATATATTGGCTAGTCAATATCTCTCAACGATTGATGATAACTACCAATACAGGTCTTGCGCTTCCTTTAAGTATAACGGTGGCGGCTTTTGTGGGTTCAAGATTGGACGCAACGACATCATCGTGTCTAAGTTCCATTCCTCTTTCTTTTGGTGGGGCATCTTCTCCGGTGACTTTTCTGCTTCTGCTTGCTTCTTATCCACGCTAGACGATTGCTTATATTTATATCTAGGAAACAAGATTTATAGATACGCTGACGGATTCGGTGGATCTCCGATTATGTATGGCGACCAAGACGAAACCCGCTTTATCAATTTCATTGAAACAAAATATGTAAACAATATTAGAAAAAGATACGCAAATAAAAGATATGAAATTGATGTTGACTACTCGTCTAGTATTGTTATTAACACTGAAAATACTGTAAATATATATGTATCTGGTAATTTACGTAATTCTTTCGTGCTGTCAGATTCGTATCAACTACCTTTAAAGGGTGATTTGCTTGGAACGATTACATTAGTTAATGCGAGCCAAGCTGGAGATTTAAACCTTCCTGATAGTGATGCTATCGGAATGCGCTTGGATTCTCCATCTCATCCGAAAAAAGGGCGCTTAAAGTTTTTAAGCAATAATTTTGCTGTGACTTTGGCGGGTCAAATTAAGAATGGACCATTTGTTTTAAAGAAGATTCGTTTATTTGGAATGATGGAAAGGTAATGTTAGATGCCAAATAATTTTCGTAGGCCAAACTTGCCTTATATCAACATATCTCTTCCAAATGATAAGAGGTATCAGTTATTAACGCGCAGCAATAGACGTCCTCCAACAGATCAGATGATCGACACGGATATTAACTATATCATCGATCAATTGAATGTTCTTGATCTTCAAATGGAAGGGATCGCGCTTGGCGATATACCTGGAATTGACGATCCGGATAACGTTGGTAAGTTATTATCTGCCCCTGGAGATTGGGTATTTATTCAAGCGAGCAATATTCTTGATGAATCAATTACGGGTGACAAGCTTTTCCCTCAAACAATTACGGCAACACAGCTTGCAGACGGTGGGATACCCGCAGCTAAGATAGCCCCGAATGCTATTACCACTATTAAAATCTTAGATCTTAATGTTACGGCTGAGAAA